CTCGGACAGCACTTGCAGACGTAGAAGCTGCCAATATCTTACTGCCATTTTCTAATTCCAGAGATCCTTTGTTCCAGGATATAATACCCTGTTGCATCCACTTGGGCAAGTTCTCATATGCAGTCTGTAATCTACTGAGGAGTTCCCTTGCAGTTGCTGCTTTGTTTGCCAGAATACCAATGTTCACACTGTCGTTAAAGACAGCATAATGCAAAAGGTAAGATACGACTGTAGTGGATTTACCAGTCTGACGAGGCATCTTACAGATATTAAATCTGTTGCTGTGGAAGTTGTTGATTAACTTCTCTTGAAAGTGATATGGATGAAACTGAGTCAGACCCTCATCAAGAGAAACAATTTTAATGTAATTGTTGGCAAAATAAACGGGATCTTCTTTACATTTCATAAACTCAAGAATTTGCTCTTGAGTAAATTCAATGGCAGTATTTGCTTTTTTTAGATTAGGATTACCAAGATATACTTCACTCATAACAAATTAACTCAACACTTCCAGCGACGACGAGCCTTGCAAACGGGTTTATCGGGGGTTTTAGAGCAATCGATGTTATGCATGTCTTGCTGCCCCTTAGAGCGGGCACAGAAAGACTTTCTACGCTTAGCATCCTTGCTACCTGGTTTGGGATCTCCAGTTACAGCAGTTTTTAATTTGGAACCAGGATTCTCACGACGATATGCTTTGACTGCGGCAGAACTCATACCATCAGTCTTATCTGACTTATTGACTTTTTGCCAATCTTCAGTCTGCAAAAGTGGTTCGCCTGGATTGTAATCGGATACTTTGTATGTATGAATCTTTGCTCCAGGATACACCTTATCAATTTGTTCTTGAACTTCTTTTCTACTTGGAGTCTTTACTGAAGGGAAGAACATTTTAATTCCATAGTATTTTCCTCTCCATGACAAATGAACCATAATAATATTTCCAGTTTTTGATGGCAATCTAACTGCTTCCTCCATGGATTCGCCCATAGGTTTTACATAATTTTTATTTGGGCCTAATTTGCCACCATTTCCACCTCTGGGTGCATCACAAGCAACCTTTCCATGAACTGGACAGTCCATACCTTTAGAAGTATGAGAGCACTTCATCTCTTCACCCAATGCCTTTTCAGGAGTTTCTGTTTCTTTTTTTGTCTTTGCTAATTGCTGTTGTCTCTTCTGAGCAATCATCTTATCGATTATTGCCTTTTTTCTTTGAAGTTGAACTTCTTGTGGAGACATTGTTGCTTGTTCTTGAGTAACTTCAGTCTCTTCTTTTTTGACACAGTTTGGATATCTCTTACCAAACATAGTCTTCATACCTTTCTTTTCATAGCCCTTCCAGCACTTCTCATCAAGCATTCTACTTCCAATGCCATCAGTTGCTTGTAGGGGTTCTGGTTTGATAAGGTCTACAGTTTCATAATCTGTAGGAACAAAATCATCTCTCCAATTTGAAAGTTCAAACTCTTCTTTCTTAGTGCTATTTCCCCAATTAGCAGCACCTTTCTTGCGACACTTGACTAGTGCTCCTGATGCATATGCACTTGGCCAAACTTTATAGCGAGACTTTACTTTATGATAGCAAGCATCTTTCTCACCTGCTGCCTCATTGGTGACATAATCTGCTGCAGTGTCTATGTAATCTGCTGCCTTAGTAATTTTAGATTGAACCCAAGCTTTAAGTTCCCCTTCTCCTTTTTTACCCATTTTTTTCTCCAATCTTTTTGCAGCATTTCTAACGGTCTTAAGTTCAGATCGTGCCATTGAATATTCGTGGTCTTTTTTAGTTTCTTCAGTTGCCACGTTAATTGCCTTCCCTTTTCTATCTGGATTTGGATCTTTACGGTTCTTACGACGGAATGCTCTCTCCTCTTCATCCTTAGAGAGATTGCGCTTCATTTTACTAGAACCGCACTTTGGTTTAGTGGTTTGCCCTGGTTGCTTTGCACAAGGTTTTCCAGCATATTTACCACCTAATTGAACCCAACCAGGTTTTCCATCAGATGATTTGCTCTTGCCAAACCAGTCACGCAAAGAGTTGTCACCACTCTTGTTTGCTTCATCAACAGTAGCACCATTTTCTTTACGAAGCATTCCTTCAGGGTCTACCATAAACCCAGAAGGAATTGGTTTGCACTCTTTATTTGTATAACAGTAATATTGCCCTTTGGGGCAGCTACTATTTTTCATGAAAAATATAGTTCTTTTTATTATTTAGATGTTTTCGTCTTTCTTTGATTGCTGTTTCAATAATTTTGCCAAATCTGCTGTTGATCCGACGAATAACGCATTGTTGACAGTTGATGGACCTTTTACCTGCTTCTCTTCCTCAACATCTTTAAGTTTCTTTTGAAGATCCATTAATTTATCCGTCGCATCCGCAACATTCTTGATAAGTTGACCTGCGACTTCATATGCTCTAGGCATTTCACTTTCTTGGGCCAACTCTAGAATACCATTAATTGCTTCTTGACCCTTTTCAATTAAGGAATATAAATTTCCTCTAGTGTAATCATAATCTTTTTTTACATCTTCTGTTGAAGAATTTATCTTTTCAATTTTTTCATCAATATTTTCATCATCGCTAATGTTTGCAGGAACTACTTCCCCAGTAATATTAAAAGCTTCGTTAAGTTCATCATATTTTTTTGTCATAGTCATGAAATTGTACCACTAAATCCAAAATCATCATCCTCTTGTATAAGAGCATCATCTGCAGTTGTTATTGATTTAATATCTGCACCCTTTAAATGTGATGTGATAGGTGTATTATCTTTTCCTCTTTGTACGGTAAGTTTGTTTCCAGATTTTCTTGTAACATAAACCTGTTCATCATCTATATCTAAATATGTTCTTGTGCTTATGCCACTTGCATCGACAACTGCAAATACAGTTTGTTTTTCGTCAATATCATCTGCCAATTGTGTAAGAACTGTTCCAGTGTAATTTTGAATAGCTCTTGGTACTGTAGAATATGTCAATGCTCTTTGTGTATTGGCAGTATCTGTTCCAGTAAGATAATTGAGAGTAACCTTTTTGACAATATCTTTCGTTGCAGTAGATACAGGACCGAAAAGATATGTCTTTGCTGTAAATCTTAATGTATAAAGAAGAACTCTCCTAGAAGTAAAGTCTCCCTCATAGTCATCCTGCATAGTTATGTTTTCTAAAACTATGGGAATATCTCTTTTTTCTTTGATTGATTCTACAAGTTCTACAGTTAGATTATATGCAGGTTGAAAGTATGGAAGAATCTGCTCAACAATTTGAAGAGCATCATCATTTAATTTACTCATAATACTCAATTCAAATTGCATATTATAAGGAACCGGCATAAATGCTTTTCTAATTTCAGATCCATCATTTGGATCATTTACCGTAATTGTTTGAGTTGTAGTTACTTTTCTAGAAGGATCATATGTTAATCCTGTAAATTCAAATGACATTCTAGGTAGGGACAAAGAAGTCGTTTTATTTAAATCTGGAGATTGTTCTAATCTAGCTAAAAACTTCTGAGTAGGACCATAAGCCAATGGCACCTTCATATCATTGATAATTTGATCTGAAGAATTTGTATGCTTGATGGTTATGTTGTTAAATAAAGTACCAAAAGCGATTACAGTTCTTCTTAGAATTTCGTTATAAAAATACTCAAACATTTTGCATTTACCGTATATTATTAACTAAACATATTATTTTTTATTTATGGAACTCCGAATGGATTGGATTCTTCAAAATCTAAAATAGCATCTGCTTCACTCTCAATATCATCATTATCGTTAAAACCACCATCATTAAGACTACGATCAACAATTCTTATTTCATAACTTGCATTGGATGTTCCACCTGTGAGAGTTTCTCCAGAAGAGAATGATCCTACAATATTTGATATTTCCAATTCACTTGTGTTTGCATTCCACGTTCTAACCCTTGCGGTTGCTCCTGTAACGCTGCCAGTCACAGTCTCATTAAATGCAAAAGTTCCAACTCCTGATGTGCTTGGGTTGCCAATAACAATAGTTGGTGCAGTACTATAACCCAAACCAGCATTTGTTAGTCTAATACTGGTTACAATTCCTGCATTGTTAAGAATCGCAGTTGCTGCAGCTGATACTGTTGTAACGCCAGATTCAAATATTTCATTTGCAAATGTAATTGTTGGTGGATCTACATATCCACTACCAGTATTAGTTACCGTTATAATGCCAACAATTCCATCACCAATAGATGCAGTGGCAGCTGCTCCCACCCCACTTGAAGAGAAGAATTGAACTTTTGGAGTAACTGTATAACCAGCACCAGGATTTACTATTTGGACAGACTGAACAGATTTTTCATTTGAACTCAAATTTTTATTACATGCAACAATGCCACCAATCATTACAGCACTTGCTATACCAGTAACACCTCCAAATATTGCATTTGGTGCAGCAGATATTGCAACTCTTGGTGGGGAAGTATATCCACCACCCCTATTATTTACGGTAATCAATCTAATACCACCATCAACAATTGATGTTATAGCCTCAGCAGTAACTCCAGCACCTACTAATGTAAGTGTCTGTGTTCTGCCAATAAAAATTTCTTCACCATCTACACCTTCTACTCCTTCTAATAAATCATCAATTTCAGAAACACCTGTGTCAATAATTTCATCTTCATATTGAAACAGTTCACATCTTAATTCATAAACATAATTCTCTTGTAGTTGATAGAATGGTTTTTCGTGCTCTACATACTTAATTTCAAATAATCTATCTCCTAATGGGAAATATAAAAGATCCCCTTCTTTTGGTCTTGAAGATAATTTGACATTCTGTTCATTTTTTATTAGTGGAGAAATGTAATCATTAAATCTCTCTTTTGAGATGACAAGAGTAATCTCATTTGTAGACTCAATACCAAACTTTGATAATATTGTTGGATTATCTCCATATCCATCAACATTTTGAACATAAGCTTCAATTGGATATGAAGAATCAAATCTAGATTCTATCACTTCTCTCATTACTGTTTTTTCAGTAATGTAGAATCTTGGAAGATAATGAATTTCGACACCATATATCTTCAGTTGTTCATTAATTAAATCTTGTACTAAATTTTGTTCTGTCTTAGAACCTTGTTGAAAAAATGGATTTAACATATTATCATCCGATCATGTCTAAAGGTGGAAGTTCATAAGTGTTTGACATTTTCTCCATAATCACTTCAATTTCTTTTTGTGCGTCGTCATAGATTTGTCTACCATTTAGTTCAATTCCGCCTGGAAGTTTCACACCTTGGAATTTAATTAAGTTTTGGCCCCATTGACGCTTAATTAATGATGTTAGATATAACTTAAGAAAAGAATCATTCCACACTCTACTATAATCATTCGGATTTAATGCTCTATAACAATCAATAACAATGTAATCGTCAACATTAACACTACCCCAATCAATATCAAGATATAATTTATCCATTCTTTGATTGAATCTTATTTGTTTTTGTGTATTTAAAACAAAATCAAGATCTTCCAAATATGTTTTTGTCATCGCATATGTGAGAATTTCTGTAGATCCCCAATAGTAAATATCATTTAAAAATAATTGATATTTGATACTAAACATATTGTTTGTGGTTGTATTGCTACCATCAAACTGATATATTTTTGATATCCCAATCACATCTGGTGGAACTTGGAGGTAATTACTACTTTCGTTATAATTGAATGTAGTAGCAGTTCCAACTATTGATGTGGATGCTGATGTTGTTGCTATTCCTACAGATGAATCTCCTCCAGGTGCTCTTCCTCTACTAATATCATCTTGGGTAATTTTATATTTTA